ATTGACTCGACTCAGGGTTTACACCGACGACGCAGCCGCGATTGACTTCCTCTATCACTACCATCCCGACGTATCCAAGGCCGTCCAGAACTTCCTTCAAACCGCCAACGCAGGTCATACAATGACATTCAACGGAGTGAGGGGAGGGCGCAAAGAATCCGTCGAGAAACGCTGGAATGAGGAGTTCGCCCCTAGAGTTAATCAAATCTCGAATTCGGGGATGGATGGACTCGTGGACATCTTCCACAAATCCGCCGTTTTACGAGGAGGCATGGGGTGCGAAGTAGTCCCGTATGAGGATCTGAGTGATATACGAGATGTCTACCCGTTCGATCCTGCGTGGTTGCAGTGGGAACGCCAAGAGGATTACGATTGGGAACCCTACCAATACCGCAATGGCCAGAAGGTCTACGTCAAGAGTCCGAACTTCATGTACGTCCCCACAGATCCCGATATAGACGATCCCCGTGGGAATTTGATGTTCACGCCCGCGCTCGTAGCCGTAGATTCACAGTTGCAGACCTATGCTGATCTAGCTCTGGTATTGCACAAGGCCGGGTATCCAAGGGAGGATATCAAACTCCTGCGACAGCCCGTAGTAGAGTTAGCCAAACAGATGAACATGGGTACACAGCAGGACATCGAGAAGTTCATGAACGACATGATCGCCAAGGTGTTTTCGTTCTACTCCTCCCTGGATGTTGATTCAACCTACGTCCACTACGACGACGTTGAAATCTCGTCAACCAAAGGCGCGAACGAGCGAGGCGGCGTTGATGTCCGTCCGTACTTTGAGGCTCTAGACCCCCAGATCATGAACGCCTTGGGTCAGATGGGCGTGTTCCAAAACCGCACATCGGGGATCACGGAGACATGGGGTACGGTTCAATACCGTATCTTCGTGCAACTCGTGGAGTCTTTGAGACGCGGATCGAAACGACTCATTGAATCCGTAGCCAAAAACTGGTTACGAGTCAACGGAGTCCAGGGTATCCCCCATCTGAAGTGGACGACCATCGACTGGGAAGCCGACAAAACGCGCAAGGAAGTCCAGCTCCTGAATGAGGAGTTCCACTGGTTGGCTCAAAAGTACGGTTGGATCAAACCCGACGAAGCGGCGATGGAAGTCGTCGGTCACAAAGCCGAAGGGAGTGTGAGCAATGCAGACAACGACAGCGAGAGTCAATCCAGTTTCATGCAAAAACGACTGTTCCAAATGCAAGTTGAGTCGATTGTGCGGAACATCATCGAAAGGGAACTCCCCAAGTACAAAAGAGCATAAGGAGGCGACAAAGTGAATTTGTACGAAAAGTGTCCAGCGTGTGGCGGGCTAGGGTTTCTCCGCGGCGACTACGAGAAGATCGGGCGCTGGAGTTACGAAGTAGCGAGACGGTTGGGTAAGCCCGACCCCGAACTGCCAGCCCCTCCAGCAGACAAATGCCCTGTGTGTGAGGGTGATGGCGTGATTATCTCCGAGGAAGGCGCGGCTCTCCTGAATTTCTTCAAGCGTCACATCAAGGACATCCTTCCCGAAAGTGTCGTCAAGTTTCATCGTCTTGACGAATCCCCGAAGTAGCCTTTCTTTTTGACGTGAAGGTCAAACAAAGAAAGACAAATGGTCAAAGAAAGTCAAGGTGATGCTATGCGAACCCGCCGAAAGGCTTGTTCAAATCCAAATCTAGGAGGTGATTCAATATCGACAAATTGATAGACCTGCAACTATTCGCTGAGGAAGAGGTCTCTGGGGAAGACAAGAAATTGATTGAGGAAAGTCTAGCTCCCGTTGACGGAGTGGACGCGCCCGAAGTCAAACTCGATCCAGAGAACCCCCCGATTCCCGAACCCCTGAAACCAGAGATTCCCCTTGAACAGGCTCCCCCGGAGAAGCCCGAAGGTCTCGCCAAGCCGGAAGACCTCGATCCTGAAACTCCCTACGGTGTTCCCACGACCGCGCAGTTGAACAAAATCAATCGCTTTTCCAAGCGGAAGTTGACGAAGGAAGAGGTGTTCGTCTTCCCCGTTACTTTCGTTGGCGACGGTCTGATTGTGGATCGGTACGTCAAACTCGACGAGTCCCTGCTGAAACTCTACCTCAAGGACGCCAAGAAGGGTGTCGCCTTCATGCTCAACCACTCATGGAGTTGGTCGAGCAAAACCCCCGCTTACACATGGGGAAGGTCGTTTGACGCCTACATCGAGGAATCCCAAGGGAACCCCGAAGCACCCGATGAGACCCATCTCCTCAAGGGTTGGATCTACATCGTCAGGGGTAAGGAAAAGGACGGTCTCGCAACCGACGAGATCATCAAAGACATCGAGGACGGGACTCTGTTCGATGGGTCGATCGGTTTCTACTACTCGACCTTCGAGTGCTCCATCTGCGGAAAACAAATCTGGGAATGTGACCACTGGCCCGGTAACGAGTATGAGGTAGACGGCAAGAAAAAGGTCTGCTACATCATCGCCAAACCCCCCGGTGGACTCATGGAGTATTCGGGAGTCTTTGACGGTGCCTACCCTGGAGCGGGTTTCTCGGCTGACGGCGATCCTGAACCCGAAATGGTCGAAGTGACCAACCTCAAAGAGGTCAAGGGCGACGAAAAGTTGTTCATGACCTACTCCCAGAGGTCTGGCATTCGGGTGTTCAAGAAGTTCGAGAAGCCTGAGAAGGTCGAGAAAACGGCCCCCCAGATCGACGAGGCCAGAGCCAAAGAGATCGCTGGTGCCAACTGGACATCCACGATCCTTGATATGGCTGACGAAGGCCGAATCCTCAAAGCCGACCTTATTGAAGACGCTTTGACTTCGGGTACGAAGGCTATGGGTAACTCCTTTGATATCGACCTTTACAAAGCTCTCTTTGAAAAGTCCTCGATTGACGAGATCAAGCGTTACCGTAGTCAGTTCATGACCAAGGCGAAAGAGGATCTACCCTCTACTCGCGAGGTCAAGCCTCCTGTAATTACATCGTCGGCAACCCCACCTATGGCTTTCAAAATGTCCCGCTGATTCTGAAAGGAGTGATGACTATTGGCTAGAGCTACGTTTGATTACCTGAACTACAACGACCTGAACCTCAGAACCCTTCCGTTCAAAGCCCATGTTTCTCTCGACGCCGACGACGTTGGAAAGGCCGTCACCGTGACTGGTGATTTCGAGGTCGGCCTTGGTTCTGACGGCGATCCCCTGATCGGTCGTCTGGACTACATCGACGCTGGCACGGTCTACTGCACCGTCGCAGTTGGCGACGCCCTCGTCCTTGACGGCGTTTCGGGTGCTCTCCCCAGTGAGAAGAATTGTGTGGTTGTGAACGGTCTTGGTGCCGTTCGTGTCGCTACCTCGGCTGATGCCGGGTATCCCAGCGACAAGTCGGTGCTCGGTGTTGATGCGGCGACGAGACACGTCGTCGTGCTATTTTAGGAGGTGATTGGTTGAAGTTTAATGAGATTGCGCTTACCAAGGATCTAGTTTTCGGTGCCAGAGACGAGGCCAAGTCTCTCACCCAGAAACTTGAGGAAATCGACCCCAGCGTCGCTTACATCGGGACTGAACTTGCGGGCCTCGATGCTTTCGAGAGACAGCTATTCAGGTTCGGGGTCGTCCCCCGTACCGACTCGAAACTCGGTGTCGTGGCTTCCAAGATGGACGCTTGGTTCCAGTCCCCCGATCCCAATCTGAAGCTGATCTTCCCTGAGTTTGTTGACAGGGTGATCGCAGAGGAGCAGATGAAGAACTCCATCCTTCCGTACCTGATCGCGATGGACGTTCCCATCACAGGAAATACCTATAGGGGCACTTTCCTTGACGACGCTCCCCTGAATCAGAAGAGAAAGCCCGTTCCCGTGGGTGCTCCGCTCCCGAAGGCTAAGCTCGACCTGAGAGAGAAAGCAGTCAACATCAACAAATTCGGTCTCGCCATCGAAGCCGCTTACGAGACCATTCGTTGGATGACCATTGACGAACTCGCTCTGTGGATCAAGAGGGTAGCTCTCCAGAACGCTTTGGATGAGTCTGAGACCGCGATTGACACTATCGTTTCAGGCGATGGGAATGCCAACACCGCTGCGACCTCGTACAGCATGAAGGCGACCCTGAACTCC